CTCCGACACGATCGCGGAACACCGCACGCTGGTCGGTCGTGCCCGTGGCGTCTGGCTTGCCGCGATGGAAACGGGCGACCCCAATCAAGGCAAATACCAGACGGCCTACAATCAATCGCTCAAGACGCTGGTCGCCCTTGAGGAGGAACAGGAACGCCGCCTCATCCTCGCGAAGGAATACATCAGCTCGAAGGAAGCCACGGAAGCCATGCGCCGTCTCGCCGGCGAAGTCGTCAACCGCCTGGACAAGTTGGCCCTCGATGTCGCCGAGGCCTGCAACCCTGAGAACCCAGCGAAGGCCGTGAAGGCAATCGAGGCTTGGGTCCGTAAGACCAAGGAGGACTTGTCGAAGGATGACGAAGAATGACCTGCTGAAGGTCGGCAAGAACGTGCTGCGTCCGTCGGACTCCGGCGACGTCGTCGAGTGGTTGGAGCAGAACGTCAACGCAATCCCCGACTCACCGATGCCCGGGCCTTTCCGCTCGGACCGAACGCCGTGGATCGCGGAGGCCTTGCGCATCGCCGCGGACCCCGAGACTAAACTCCTCACCGTCCTCGCCAGCATCCAATCAGGCAAGTCCCTCTTCGCCCGCCTGTTCACCTGCCACATCGTCGCCAACGCTCCAGGGCCGACCATGGTGCTACAGGCCAACGACAACGAAGCCAAGGACTTCGCCCTACGCTACCTCCGCCCCGTCTGGAACAACTGCCCGCCCGTCAAAGCCCGCCTATCCGCCGACGACCTCGACCGCTCGACGACCGCCGACTTCGATCGCATGACGGTCTACTGCCGCGGCATCTGGAACGAAGCCAACCTTCAACGACTGTCCCTTCGCTACACCATCGCCGACGAGTGTTGGATGGCGCCGCCCGGACACCTCGCCGAACTGAGCGCCCGCGTCACGGCCTTTGGCTGGATGGGCAAACGCATCTTCATGTCGCAGGGCGGAACGGCAGGACAGGAGTTCCATCAGCTGCACGAATCCACCGATCAGCGGGACTGGAACATGAAATGCCCTTCGTGCGGTCATCTCCAGCCTTGGGTCTGGGAGCAGGTACGCTTCCCCGAGGAGGCAAAGGCAAGCGGGACATGGGACTTGGCAAAGGTCAGCGAGGGCACGACCTACGAGTGCGCCGGGTGCAAGGTGCGACTCCCAGACACCAACGCCAGCCGACTACAGGCCAACGCCGGCGGGATGTTCGTCTCGACCGCCATTTCCTCGAACAAGGGCCACATCGGCCTTCATTGGAACAGCCTAGCGACGATGTCCTGGGGCGAGCTCGGTGTGCTGATGCTCAAAGGCAAGGAGTCATCCGAGCAGTACGGCCTCGAGGATTTGCGTCGGCAATTCAAACAGAAGAGACTGGCGATGCCATGGTCGGAGGACGGGGGCACGATGATCACCGCCGTCAACGCGTCCGACTACTCCCTGAAGGACGACTGGACGGAGGAAGCCGTCATTACCCCGAAGGCCCAAGTCGTCGCCCGCGAGGGTGCGCCCGCCGGCTCCATCCCATTCCGCACCTTGGGCATCGACGTCCAGCGAGGACACTTCTGGGCCACCGTCCGCCGTTGGTCGAAGTCGGGGCATAGCCGCCTGATGGCGTTTGAAAAAGTCGAGACTTGGACGGGCCTCGACGACCTAGCCAAGCGGATGGGCGTCCACAAGGCCCTCGTCATGGTGGACTCCGGTGACAACACGCAAGTCGTCTACGCCGAGTGTTGCCGCCGTGGCTGGAAGTGTTCCAAGGGTTCGGGCAACGACGACTTCGCCATCACCTCCTCGGACGGACGGACGACCCGCCGCTTCTACTCCGACCCCCAAGCCATCGTCGTCCCTGGACAACCGACCCGGGCTTCCTTGGTGGTCTTCTCCGCGATGGCTGCCAAGGACCTCCTCCACGGCCTCCGCACCCGCCTCCTGCACACCTACCCCCGAGACGCCTCCGAGGCGTATGCTTCTCAGCTAAATTCCGAGGTGCGCGTGAAGGACAAACGCACGGGGAAGCCTATGTGGATTTTACCCCAAGGCGTTAACGACAACCACGCGTTGGATTGTGAAGTCCTCGCCATGCTCGTCGCCGTCCGCTGGGGCGTCGTCGGTCGGGAGGCCACGGCAACCGCCGAAGATGCACCCAATGCTTGACCCTGACCGCCAACCCATCACCTTCAACGCAAGCGTGCCGGGGGTTTGTGGGAACCCTCAATGGCTTGGAGGTTCGGATCGTTGGCCCTCGGCACGCCCCCATTTACCCGCCCGCCAAGTTTAAGACCATGGCTTCCGGCATTTTCATTGGACTCACCGAGTGCGAACTCCTCGCCATCCGCTCCAAGGCGGTGAGCGCAATCACGACCGGCTTGAACCTCGTCAGTTATTCCGACAGCGGCTCGTCCGCGTCCAAGCAATGGGCGATGCCCCCGAAGGAGATGCTTTCCGAAGCGTCCTTCGCTTTGTATCAGCTGGACCCCCAGCAGTATGCCGCGATGCGTCGCACGACCGTCATCGACGTCCGCTGGGATAACCGAATGATTTAATCCATGCCCGCCCCCAAGAAGCCCAAGAAGCCAATCGCGAAGAAGCCCACGACCCCCGTCGGTCATGGCGGTACGCCTAAGGCCAACGCCTGGTCGACGAACTGGCAGAACGCCGGCCCGTCCTTCGCCCGCCGTGCATGGTACGGCTCGAACCCGCAGGACGCGCGCCGCGACGTCAACCCTTCCGACCGCTTGGCGCTGATCCAGAAGGCCCGCTACGCCGAGAAGAACTATCCCTCGATGGTTCAGTTCGTGAATGATATGGTCATGTATGTCGTCGGTGACGGCATGATGCCCACCTCCCACGCCTCCGACCCTGCGAAGGCCCGCCTCTACGAGGAGTACTACCACCGCGAAACCCGCCGGGCCGACATCACGGGTCGCTTCACGGGCGAGCAACTGCAACGCATCATCGTCCACACTTGGGCGGTCGACGGCGAAATCTTTGCCCTCAAGGTCCGTGACTCGCAGAACCGAGCAAAGACCCAGCTCATCGAAGGCCACCGCGTCATCTCCCCGACCGACCCCGCCCAACTGACCAAGGACACTTGGGACGGTTTCCGCTTCGGCCCCTACGGCGAAGTCATCGGCATCTGGGTGCAGAACGACGACGGCTCCTTCCGCCTCATCCCTGCGGAGTCGTTCATGCAGATTGCCAACCAATCCCGCATCACCTCGGCCCACGGCATCCCACCGATGCAGCAGGCGCTGAACTCAATGCAGGACCAGAGCGAAATCATCGAGCTGGAGAAGCGGGCCGTCAAGCAGGTCACGGACGTCCCGAGCATCCTCACCAAGAACGGTGGCTTCGCTGACGCATCCTTGGTCCAAGACCTCAACGGCGGCGGTGCCACGGACTTCGGCAACATCGGCGCCCAGATGGGCGGTAAACTCCTCGTCCTTGAACCCGGCGAAGACCTCAAGTCCGTCAGCCCGAACTTCCCTCGCCAGTCGATGGAGATGTTCAACGCCATCCTCTCCCGCATGATCGCCAGCGGTGGTCTGCCTTACGAAGTCGTGAGCGACGGCTCCAAGGCCGGCTCTGCCCTCGTCCGCATGGTCCTTGGCAAGGCCGACCGCTTCGTCGGTCAAATCCAATGCATGGTCCACGACGACTACTGCGTCCCCGATTGGCAATGGCGTATCTCGGACGGCATCAGCAAGGGCCTTCTCCCTGACGACCCCAAGTGGTCGGACGTCGAGTTCTCCGTCCCGCAAGCCCCGTCCATCGACAACGGACGCGACTCCGCCAACGACCGCGAAGACCTCCGGGCAGGTCTCACCTCATTCTCCGCCATCGCCAAAAAGCGGGGCGTGGACTTCCGCAAGACCTTCAAGGAACACGTCCAGGACATCCTCTTCGCCAAGCAAGTCGTCGCCGAGACGGGTGGCATGGTCTCTTTCGAGGAAGCCATGCAGCGCTTCACGAATATGCAACCCCAGCCCAAGGAGGTTGAGGAGTCCGCAGAGGATGAGGTCGAGGACGAAGCCGAGTCCGGCACGAAGCCCTTGACCGACCCCGAAGACGAAGGGGAGGAAACCGAAGAGCAAGCCCCCAACCCAATTATCCCTAACTAATCATGCGCTTCCTCCAAAACGGCCTGAAGGGTCGCGAACCTCTCGCCATCGACCCGCATCGTGCGGCTGACGCGAAGACCCTTGCCGACAAGTACGCTTTCTCGGATATCATCGCCAAGCTGCTCGGCGACCGCCCGCAAGCCTACGTCCGCAACGACGGCATCGGCGTAATCCCCATCGACGGCGTAATCGGTCGGGGCATCAGCCCCCTCGAGTCCATGCTCGGGGCCGCCGACATCGACACCATCTCGGAAGCCATCGACGCCTTCGAGTCCGACCCTGCGGTGAAGAAAATCGCCTTCCGCGTGAACTCGCCCGGTGGCACGGTCACGGGCGTCCCCGAACTCGCCTCGAAAATCCGCCGCATGAGCAAGCCGACGATGGCCTACGGCGAGGAAGCGAACTCCGCCGCCCTCTGGATCGCCGCCGCCGCCGACAAGTTTACCGCTCTCCCCTCTGGCTCCATCGGTTCCGTGGGCGTCTACATGGTCGTCCCCGACTTCTCCCAAGCCTACGCCGACGCGGGCGTCCGCATGGTGGTCATCAAGTCCAAGCAGTCCCCGCTCAAGGGTGCAGGCATCGAAGGCACGTCCCTCACGGAAGCCCAGATTGCCGACCTCCAGGCACAGGTCGACGGCATCGACGAGGACTTCATGGCCTCCATCCGAATGACCCGCACGAATGTCTCCGCCGACGCCTTCACGGGTGGCACCTTCTCGGGCAAGCAAGCCGCCCGCCTCGGTCTCGTCACGGGCCTCGCCGACTCCTTCGAGGAAGCCCTTCGGTCCTTCTGACGTTGACCAACAAACCAAGTTTAAGACATGAGCAAGATTACACCCGAAGCCGAAGTCCTCGAACTCCGCACCGTCGCCACGGCCCTCACCGCCGAACGCGACGACCTCCGCGCCACCGTGGAGAAGTTGACCGTCGGCGCCGCTGACGAATTGACCGCCGTGAAGGCCGATGTCGTCACGAAGGAAGCGATGATTGCCGACCTCAATGGTCGCCTCGAAATCGCCGCCAAGGAAGCCGAGTCCCTCAAGGCCATCATCGCCGAGGCTCAGGCCAACAAAGTGACCGCCTCCCAAGAAGCCGCCAAGATCGTCGCCTCCGTCGGCGTCGAACCCGTGGCCTCCGCTCCTGGCACCGAAGCCCCTGCCGGCCCCGTCGACCACCTCGCTGTCTTCAACAGCCTGACCGACCCGAAGGCCAAGGCCGAGTACTTCGCCAAGCACGCCCTCGCCATCTACGGCGGCGTGAAACTCTAATTTTCCCTAACCCTAATCTCTCCCTAATACATCATGGCTAATTCCATCGCATCCGCTCCTAGCGTCCTCGCCTCTGGCGTGATCGCTGCCCTCGCGAACAAGCTGCCCGTCCTGAACGGCTTCTCGTCCGTCTTCACCTCGTCCGTCGCCGGCGCCGGCAAGACCATCACGGTTCCGCTGATCGGTACCTCCGTTGCAACGGAATTTGGTGCCTCCGGTTACCTCGAACAAAACGACGCCAGTTTGACCCAGGCCAACGTGACGCTTAAACATTTTAAGGTGTCCAGCCGCTTCAGCCCGCTCGACGTCCGCGAGTACGGTATGCAGTTCTTCGCGACCAACTTCGCCGAGACCGCCGCCATCGCCCTGTCCCAGAAGTGCATGACGGAAATCAACAGCCTCATCACCGCCGCGAACTACAGCTCCGGCACGAACACCGGCGCCAACATCTCCTACGCTGAAGTCGTCGCCGCTCAGAAGACCCTCGATGACGCCAAGGCTCCTGACAAGCGCGCCCTCGTCCTCGGCAACGGCTACCTGTCCGACCTCCGCAGCGACTCGTCCATCATCGCCGCCTTCCAGCTCGGTGCGAACGTCATCTCGACCGGCTCCATCGGCTCGGTCGCCGGCGCTCAGGTCTACCAGTTCAGCAACCTTTCCGCCAACGCCGAGTCCCTCGCGGGCTTCATCTGCGGCGCTGACGCGATCGCTGTCGCCACCGCCCTCCCGTTCAACGAAATCCCTGGCGCTGAAGTCTCTCAGGCCACTGACCCGGCGACCGGCCTCTCGGTTCAGGTCATGGTCATCCAGGAGCAGTCGGGCTACCTCAACGTCACCGCGACGCTCCTCTTCGGTTGCGCCGTGGGTCGTGCGACGTCCCTCCGCCGCCTGACCACCGCCTAAACGGTGGCGGCCTAGCCGCTTAAACAAGACCCCCTTGGCTCACCCCTTGGGGGTCTTTTGTTTTACCCTTCCCCAAGGTTATCCGATGAGTCTCTATTCTGAGTTTACCCCAGACGCGAAGCTGATGATTGAGGACTTCGGTGTCCCGCTCGTCTTGGCTACGGGGCAAACCTTCCTCGCCATGATCTCGGACCCCGTGGTCAACCAGACGTTGGAGGCTGGGGGCTTCCTTGAACAGACCTCCTTCACCGTCAAGGTGGTCGCCACGACGACTTCTTGGACCACCGAAAGCGGGGCCGTGGGAGGCTCTACAGGCTCTTTGTCTGGTGGGGTGGCTATCTCCGCCCTCGCCATCGGTAAAAAGGCCACCATCGCCAACCTAGGGGTGCGTATCACGGCTTCCCAATATAAGCCCGGGTCGGCTTGGGTCATCCTGACCGTCCAAACGGACGACCAGTAATGTCCACCACCGTCCAGGTCGTGGTCGACAAACGGTCCTTCGACCGCTTCCAGTTCGCCCTAAACGAGTTTCGGCTGGCGACTGGCATCTCCATGCGGGACGGCTTCATCCGCGAGGCCGGGTACTGCTGTTATGAGTTCATGCGCAACACTCCGTCCATGTCCCCCAGCGGGGGCAAAGGGCTGATGGCTAACCCATCCAAGAGGACGGGCGAGCAAGCGGTCGCCAATGACATCAGCACCCTCTTCCGCCCCGCCGACGCCCCGGGCGTTGCCTTCCAAAAGATGGGCGAGGCCGTGACCAAGGGCGACATCGGTGGCTTTATCCGCTGGCAGAACATCGCCAAAAACCAGAAAGACACGACCAGCAGCCGAGACCCGCGTGGCATCTTCAAACGGATCGTGGCGGGAAGCGACCCTCAAAAGGACTTCCAAGCCTTCAAGAACCGCTTCGGTTCATCCTTCGCCGCCAAGGAACCGCCCAAGGAAACGACCGACCTCGCCGGCATTCACCGCCGCTTTAAGCAGAAGTACAACGGACGCATCCTTGAGAACGGTGGCCCGAACCTCCGCGGCAACAAGTACATCGTCAAGGCCGACCTCCTTGAAGCCTACATCAAGAAGAAGCAACGCCTCGTCGGCTACCTCAAGGCCGGCTGGGCAAACACCCTCCTCGCCCTTCCCAAGCCCAAGGACAACGGCGCCGACGTCCAATTCGCCTCGACCTCCAAGGTGCCCAAGTGGATCACACGCAACATCGGCTCCCGCGGTTATGCCAACTTCAACGGCAACCAAAACACGGGCAACTTCACCTTGGTCATCGGCAACCAAATCGGCGACAACGACGGCGTAGCCACGAAGGCCTCGACCATCAACCACGTCCTCGGCGTCCGAGCCAACAAGCTCGACAAGGAAGTCATGCGCCGCCTGGGCAAATACATCCGAGCATTTAACGCCAAAAACTAAACATACCAATGGGCACCAAAAGCATCCGCCACATCGTCGAAGCAGCCGTCAAAACCTACCTTGACGCCCAGACCGAACTCGACGGCGTACAGGTCAGCGCCGGCGACTCGTCCGATATGCAGACCCTCCCCCGAGTAATCTGCTACTGCC